TATTATTTACCTTAACTAACTCATCTAATTGAAATGGAGTTTTAGCACTAAATTGTACTAATTTCTCAAATGCCTCTGCACCTGCTTCAGCAGATCCTGTTAAAGTATTTAAAGTGGTTTGTAATCTTTCAAAATTAGCAGCTTGTTTAACGGCTAATCCACCAAGAGCAGCTAAAGGTAGTGATAATCTTGTAGATAGCATTCGACCAGTTTTGGTCATTTGTGAACTAAACTTTTTTAACTTACCCTCTGAAACACCAATAGCACTATTGAACTTTGTGTTGTTTGCAATAAAATCAAATCGTAAATTATATCTTTGGTCTGCCATAGTACAAAAATAACTATTTTTTATTCAACTTACTATTTAATAATTCTTGGTATCTCTCAAAATCTTCTTTTGAAGATTGAGCAGTTTTTCTTTTAATATTATCTTGTGGCAACTCAAATAATTCGTGTGGCTTTATCATTTGAGATTTCTTTGTGCAATTTACATTATGAACCATAGCAGCTAAAAACCTAAATTGTTCCCACTGTGCATTGGTCGCTATAACATAAGATTCAGAAATAAGTTTGTTTTCTTTGAAAGTATTAGTCCAAAACTCATTGGGATTTATTCCACAATATCCAATGTAGAAATCAGTTATATCCTCCCAAGTAGTTTTATCGCTTATTTTTTTTTTGAATCATCAGGGTTTCTTGCAAGTCCTGCATTAAGGTCATTCCCCAATATTCTTGATTCGGTCATAGCTTTAATAATCTTTTCAATGTCCTCTGAAGTAACATCTTCAAGCCAATTACCAACATCATAATTATCATAGTCGATTTCGTTTTTATTCTCTTGATCGTAAGTTAAAATTCCTGCATATACTATCGTGATGATAGCTTTTAGTGAAACACCTTTTTCAAATACACCCCCAATTTCATCAAGGGAAATATCGAGCAAGTCAGTAAAGGTTGCCCAAAAGTTCATACTAAAATGAAGTGTACGATTTTTCCCTCCTATTTTAAGAGTATAATAGCCTCTTTGTTTAGTCATTAATTATCTAATATTAGTTAGTAGATTCTGTTATTGCACCAGTAACTGTGATAGTACCACTATATGTTGTAGCTTCTTCCATTGTTCCTGAAATTTCACAACTTGAAACATACCCCTCACCTGTGTAAACTGTATCTCCAGTTGCTGCAGTACCAAATGAAAAATCTACTTTTTGTCTTGTAAGTAGTTTGTGTGCGATTTCACCACCTCCATCACTATCTGTATAATCTACTAAACCATCAAAAGAAATCTCTGCTGATCTAACTGCAGGGATAACTTCTGAAAAACCAGAAGAATCTTTAGTAGTTGCATCTGCCATATCATTTGTAAATGAAATAGTACAAGATGTTGTGTGTCCGATTGCAGCTGGAGAAACTCCATCATCAGAAACTTTAATTAGTAGGTCTGTGCCGTTGAATACTGTTGAAGCCATATCTTAATATTTTTATACTACAAATATAATTAAATTTTAAATAATAGTTTTTTTATAATTCTATTCCAACCTGTCTTAAACCAATGGTTGAAATCTCTAATCTTTTGTGCTAAATATTCGAATATTCTTGCCATAATTTATTTTTTTTCTATCAATTGATATATCTTAATAATCGTATAAACCAACGTTGCTATAATTAGTAGTCCTTGTAGAGCTTCATTTATTTCTGCTATTGTTATTATATACACACTAACTCCTAATATTGTTGGTTCAAATCCATTCATTTTTATCTCATTAACTTATTTTAAATGCCATATATATATAAGTTCTACCATTAGCATCATAATCTACATAGCTGTTTGCTGTTACTGATGAATCTAAATAAAACCCTGTTGATGTAAATTTAATTGGACTATCATTAAATCCCGCATCTGCTGAAGAATCATTTGCTCTTAACCTATAAGCACCTGTTGCTCCAAAAACTCTTTTGGTATCGTGTATTTCCCAATTTGTAGTTGCGTGAGATGCACATTTAACCATCACATAGTCAGGTTGAAATCCTGTTGTTACAGTTACATTACCTGATGCAATTCCAGTATAAGTTCCAATTTTGCTAAATCCTGCTACTGAATGAAAAGCATAAACAATCATTTCCTGCCCACTTGGGTTTCTATCAGGCTGTCCACTTGCTAAACCGATTGTGGTTGAATTAGCTGTACGAGTATAAGAACTAAATGTACCAGTTTCATTTAATGCTCCAGTTCTATTTCCACTTAAACTTCCTATATCTTGTGTATGAGTAGGCCATTTATATCCTGATTGGTCAAGGTTTTTCATAAAATAAATTTCAGGAGTACTATTTAATCCGTGTCCCACAGTTGCGGTAGCTCCTGTTCCTGTAAATCTTATTATAGAGAACCCTGCATTTGTATTTGCTTGTACTGTACTTGTAATACTTCCATCAGTATTACTGCTTGTAGTTCCTCCGTTTGCTTTCCAGCACCAGGCTACCATACTCCCTAAACTTGAATCATTATATCCTGTTCCCCCTATTATATTAAAACCATTAGTAACAATTTCATTAGGAACTGTACCTTCTGCAGCAGTTGAATTTGAGCTTAATCTATTATTGTCACCCCTTGTACTATCATATAATGCGTGAGAAGCTACGGCACCTCTTGGTTTTATCCATACCAAATCAGGTGTAAATCCTACGTCTATAAATTTACTTGCAGTATTATCACCAGTAAAAGTAACCACATTAAAGTTTTCTATTGGGGAAGTCGCTTCAGCTTCTATTATTTTTTTATTTATACCCATTATATTATACTTGGTAAATCATAACTCATAACTGCTTTTTTAGTAGTTAAAGCATTGATTTCATTTTCTACAACTTCTGATTGGTCTCTTAATGCTTGTCTTGCTGAAGTTATATCAGCAGGTATTGCATCTCCTGTTTCTTGGTTTCTTATAATATACCAATCTGTTTGTTGTAACTTAATCCCTGTAGAATGTTTAAAGTTATTTATTTGCTGCTCTTTTAATTCAGCTAAAGTTAATACCCAAGTTTTATTTGAAACATCTTTAGTAAAAGTTTCACTTGCAGAATCAAAATATAATTCTCGTAAATCTTCTACTCTTGAATCGTAATCTGGAATTACCACATCATAAAAACCATAAGTTTTTAACTCATCATCTGAAAGTAAATCAAATCCTCCAAGAACATTTCCCCAAGATTTAGGTAATCTATCGTATGTTTTAATTTGTCCGTTTATTTCTATTGCTTTCATATTATTATGGTGTTGTGTCTGCTGTATATGTTATTACTGAATAGTTAAATACTGCTGTTGCTGAATCATCTACACAAGCAACTTGTAAAAAGTTAGTTCCTGTGCCATCATATTCAGAAGTTCCTATTCTATTAAATGTTTCGCTTGTAGCTGCGTCACTATCAAGTGTAATCACTTGGGCTGCTGTTAAGCCATATATTCCAATTACCTGTCCTTGTTTAAAATTAGTAAAGCTAATTGTTGTTGCACCTGTTAAAGACGCTGTGAATTCAAATGTAGTGGCTGCTGACCAGTCAATACTTATAGTTCCTGACGTAGAACCTGTAGTTGATTTAGCGGTGTATCTATCTTCTAATTTAGCAAATGTTACATTGTCATCTGCTATGTGAACTGTATCAACTGCTCCATCTGCTATTTTATCTGAATCTACAGCATCATCTGCAAGTTTAGCAGTTGTTATACTTCCATCTGCAATTGTTACACTTGGAGAACCCCAAGAAAAACTTCCGTCTCCATCTGACAGTAATGATTGTCCAGAAGTACCGTTACCGCTTACATTTAAAAGAGATGCACCTACAACATCTGAATCTGATGTTCCAATTAAAGTACCATTTGTTGTTGAAACAATAACACCACCGTTTGTTAGTGTAAGTCCAAGAGCATTTCCTGCACCATCAGTAAGTGCTTGTGCTGAACTATCAATAGTTCCATTATCACCCACTTTCAATAATGAAGTATAAGTATCTTTTATTTTATTTCCTGTTAAACTTGCCATTTTATATTATTTAAATTTGTTCCCAATTTGTATTTTCGTGATTCCATTGATGGCTATTTTTATTCCAATAAGATTTTAGATGTTTTATAATCTTTACAATCTTATTTCCAATCTTCGGTAAACCAAGTCCAAGTCCTAACATACTACTCTATATAAGCTATTATTTTACCTGCTGAACAACTAATCGTATGGAATGATCCATAAATTATCATACCAGTAACAAGTTCTAAACTTGTAATTGTAGTATCTCCTTTTGTTGTATTGTTTGTAGCACTTATCGTTGCATCTTCTAAAACTTGGATTGCATTGTATTGATTTCCTACTGTACTGGTTTCGCCACTTGCAATTATTTCTAATCCAAAATCACCAAAAGCTGATTTGTGGTAAACCGAGTTGTAACTCATATCATTTGCCATAATTGAAATATTTACTACAAAAATAACAAATTATAATTTAATGTTTTCGACCTTGACCTCTGTATTTTTTCTTATAACCATTTTGACCACGACTTGCATTTTTGCTATGCACTCCAGGTCTTTTTTTCTTGGGTTTCTCTATGTATGAAGTGTAAAGTTTACGAGGCATTTTTAGACATCATTTCAGTTTTATGCTTTGATCCCATAGAACTACCAAAATAATATCCTATGACTTGTGTAAAAGCTGCAACAACTGCACCAAAACCCATATCAAATAATCTTTGAGATTCCTCTGGAATTTGCCATACACCAATAGCACCTGCGACAACTGCAACAAAAGACAACGTTATACCCCAACCTACAGTTTTAAAAAGAATATCGTTTGATCCAGATTGTATAGCTGCAATTTCTCTTTGTCTTGCTGAAGCCCTATCAGCAACTTCAGCTTCGTATGCTTCAAGAATTAACTCTTGTGCTTTGATTTTATCCTCTACTGGTACATCAGATTCTTTTATAGAAGCAATAACTTCTTCAACACTCATATTGCCTTGTATTAATGAACCGAGTGTTGGATTAATTAATCCTACTGCACCTTTTAAAAGTTTACCAACAGTTGTTTCACCAAATTTTTTTTTCTTATTACTCATCTTCTATTTGGTCTAAATTAAATGGGTGATATGTAGTAAAAGCCTTACCAGGTTTTCTTTTTGCTTGATATACAAGACCACGATTATTACCTTTCACATAGCTAATGTGAATCCAAGCAGGATTGTTGTCATCTCCTAATTCCCATATCAGCTTATCAAACTCAAATTCATTTTTAATTATATAAAACAATTCGCAATTAGAAATCTTTGTTGCATCAAGATCAATAGCACACCCCTCTATATGTTGCGAAGTTGTAGCTGAACCAGAAATAGCTTTGTTAAGTTCTTCACATCTAAAGAAACTATTAATTAGTATTGGCTCACCAACTCTTTCTCTTAATGGTTCAAATAAATCTTCTGCAAGGTCTTGCATATTATTTAACTGCTCATCATTTGGAGTATTATCTATTTCTAATTTTTTGGCAGTAGCAGATCCAGTTGCTTCTTTCCAAGATATATGTTTGCTAAATTTTTTTGCTTTTGGCATAATATTTAATTTTGTTGAACTCTATTTGCAATATCAATAATTGCTCTATAATAAGTTTTCTCATTATCGTTTTCTTCGCTATATGCTATCCCATTAATGTTTGAAGTAAATACATTAAAGTTATTGGAAGATAAATCAAAGAAATCCGTTGTAGATGTTTTGATTAATTCTAATATTGATTCTACAATATCGTTTACTTGCAGTTCACCACCATCATCAGAGAAAAATGCAGTTACAACTTCTATTCTTGTTATACATTCTACAATAAAATCAGTTTGGTTTTGATTTGTTTGTGCAGTATCTACAGAATAGATAATTATGTATGGTTCGTTTTGAGTTGATGGAACACGATTATAAACTGGCACATTTGAGCCATCATAAGTAACGTTTCCGTTTAATAGAGTGAATATCTTTTGTCTTATATATCTTATTGGTTCTTTCATCTTAAAGCCCTTGTAATCGCATTATTTAAATCTAAAACTAATCT